GTTTGCGATTTGGCGGGGCGCGCTTTTGCGGGGGGGGGGTTGGGGGTAGAGGGGGGGGGTTGGGGGGGGGGGGGCGGGGGTTTTGGGGGGGTGTGATGGGGGGGGGGGGGGGTAATTATTGGATTTTTCATTTTCGGCGGTCGGTGTAAAGGTTTTCTCGTTCACAGATTATTCCTCCGTTTCTTCATTTTCGGTCAGTATTCGTCGAAACTGTTCCAAGGCTCCGGGGGGTTGTTCGGCGTCGCGGCGGGCTTGTTCCACCTCGTGGCTTTCCACGATGGGAAGATATTCGTCAAGCGTTTGTTGGCTCACCATGCCTTGGAGTTTGGCGGCTTTGTCGATGTATTCGCCCTCGTTAATCATCATGTCGCGGACAAGCGTCACGATGACGCGATACGCGCCCCATTGCTCGGCGGTTCCGATGCCGCGATATTCGAGCCATTTGTCAAAAAAGAATTTGAGATTGTCAAAGAATACCTCAAATTCAGTTTCGATGCCGTTGATGTAGATGTCGAGGTCTTGATACATCGCCCTAAGCGCAATGCCGGACGGGTTGGAGCCGAACTTGACGTCTTGCGTGTCAACACTCGCGCCAAACTCGCGGATATCTTTGCGGAGGTGTTCCAGTTTGGCTTGCGTCGCGGAAATATCGGCTTGCACTTGTAGGTATTTCGCGTCGCCGTCACCGTCCACGGCGGCTATGCGGAAATCTTTCAGCAGCTTGCGGGCGGCTTGCAGCTCCCCGATTTCGGAAGAGTAGCTTCTTAGCACCAAGACGGGGTCGATATCGTCCAGCAGACTGTCGGACGATTTCGACATATGCAGGTCATAGGCGTCGATTTGCTCTTTTATCAGATTGAGCAACGGAAGTTCATCGTCGCCGCTTTTGATGAAGATAAACGGAACCCTGCCCCATCCGACACCGTTGTCACCGGCGGTCATGTGGAACGTCAAATCGCCCGTCTGTTCGTCGCCCTCGATGGTCAGCATGGTTTCTCTGTCCCAATACTCCACCTTCTCGATGTCTTCCCCGGAAGACATATCCGTGACCTTGTAATCCCGCACGATGAAATCAAGCGATGTATGCGCCCTGTCGTCCCATTTCGGGTAAATCGTTTCGCTCGGAACGTCCACGATGTGCAAGCGCTCATCGTCACCAATCCACACATACGCCCATCCGATACCGTTGTTGACGGCGTTTTTCACGATGCGCTTGACGGTGTTTCTAAACTGCGGGGTAATCAGGTCGTTCCATTCGGATAGATACACCTCGGCGTTCGTGTCCGCTTCCCGCTGCTCGGCGGTCAGTTCCATGTTTTCAACCGCCAGCGTAAACGGGTTGCCAAAAGCGTAATTGACCTTCTGGTCTACCGACGCCCGCAAAAAACCGGACGGGATTTTCTGGTTTGACAGCTCGCTTTTCACCGTCTGACCGGCGGCGTCTTTGTAGTCCCGCTCTTTGCCGCGTATGGCGACGTTTCTTCGTCGGTAGTATTCGTTCGCCGTCTTCATCGCCTCGATGGTGTCACTCCCGCGCCACTTGTCAAGCATAAATGCCGTTTTTGCTTTCGGCGTCATGCTCTTGGTCGCTGTTAAGATGTTATCCATTCGTCACCTCATCCATTGTACACAAACGGGCCGTCCCGCAGCTCTTCCGGTAAAAACTTCGACGCAATCACGCCGAGGCTCCGGCAATCCGCCACCGTAGGACGCCCGTCCGTCCCCGGCGCAAAGCAGCCCGCCAAACTGCGCCGCAGCTCTTTCAGCGCCGCCGCGTCCGCCACCATCTGCTCATAATCCCGAATGGGGACAGTTGCCGTATGTAGTGATTTCTGCATGGTCATTTCCTCTTTTTCATTTTGTGCATAGCGGAGGCGCAAACAGCTTTACTCCCGCCTTCCTACGGTTTGGTATACTCCACCCAACATGAATACGCATTATTTGTTGTGCCCGTACGAGCTGCATTGGAACACGATTGTAGATATACATCATTGCCTTGTGTATAGACTGTATTCGCTGTTTCCACCTGCGGAAACACACCTTGAACAGTAGCGCTATTTATTGATAGCTTTGAACCAGACGTACCGCCCATCTGAATATACCCACCAGAGGAGACTAAGGTATCAAATCCGTGACCGGCACTTATTAACTGCGTAGACACAACTGTGTTTGCGGCTCCTGTAATATGTCCAGTAAACGCCCTGCGATAAATCGGCTTTCCGTCAATCCACAGCGCCCCTGTCGTGTGTTCGGCTACGGAGTAGTTCGCTCTGTCGATACGCCGCCACGCGCTCCAAGCCAAGGGCGAGCCGCTGTAGCCGCGCTCATAGATGGCCGAAATGTTGAACGTCGTGAACCTTTGTTTTCTTGCGCTGGTATCGCTCGCGTCGAGGGCGATGACCTCCAAAATACCCCCTGTGTTGTTAATGGGGATGTTCAACATCGTCTGTGCGTCCGCCGCGTTATTGACATACCAGTTGCCGTTGTTGACCGCGTTGAAGTCCGTCCCCTGCGGCAATCGAAGCGCGGAGCTGGTCATGCTGACCCAGTTCCGCCACTCACCGGACGAGCTGGCGTAGCGGAAGAAATACCGCCCGTAGTTGGAGGTCGTATGCAGCATTTGGAAAACTTGACTGTCAAGGTTCCCGTATTTAAGGACTTGCAGATTAAAGCCCGTAATCGGCACCATCGGTAGGTTCAAGATGGTCGCGGCGTTCGCGTCATTTATCGACCGATAGTTACCTGGGGCGTGTATGTCGTTCAGGTCAGTGTCGTCCTCCAGAAGCACCGGATCGCGGTTCAGTGCCCACTCTTGAGTGGCTATCTCCTGCCAGCCAATCCAGCCCGCATTGTTGCGCGAGTTGAAGAACGCGCGGCTGGTCGATCCCGAAGCCGGTGTTGTAAAGGCCATCAGCGTCCCGAGGATGGAGGTGTGCTTATACAGGACGTACTTGAACCCGCTGGTGGGAAGCGGCGTATCCGTGGCCGTCGTCCCCGAATTGACAAACGGCGTTATGCCACGAGGCTGTGCGTCTGCGTAATCCAACACCGAACCATCCGCTGGCGACATGACCATCGGGTCTTTGTTCACGAAGTTGTCGTCTACCCACTCCTCGCTGGCAAACCCTGTCAGAGCTTCTTTTCGCGCGAAGGTTTCAAGGGGCCGGTTGGTTCGGTGGTCGATAACAAACCCAGAGACGTTAAGGGCGCCACCATAAGTTAAAGCGCCGTTATCAGCAAGGTTCAACGTCCCGTATATCTGAATCGTCCCGTCCACACTGAGCGGCGCGCCTAGTGTCAACACAGAACCTGGGCTTACCTGTAATGAGCTTGCGCGCATACCTAGCGTCGTGGTGTTTATTACACTATCAGTTAGCCGCAGTTGGTTAGCGATTCTTACGTGACCGTCCACAACAGCACCAGCGTCTACGCGTATGTTGTATGGCGCATTGATGAAGTGTAGCAGTCCTTCAAACGGGACATAGAATTGTATAATACTTGTAGGGGTCACACCCGTCGTATAGTACGTCTTGATGTTGTTCAGCACTATGGCGGAACTCACCGTGGCTCGAATGTTTACTGTAAGCCTCGGTGCGCTGCCCTCGTACATAAAGACGTTGGAAAGCCAAAGAGCTCCTTCACTAGGGTAATTGATGTTTACGGTGACACTCGCAGTGAAAATCTTATTGCTTATCTTATCCCGTATTTCGGCCAGCGTGTTGAACTCAAACTCGTTCGCGGGGGTCGCGTCAGGCGCAATTTGGACGTATGTCCCCGCCACACCTTTTGTAATGGCATTGCCTTGCACCCACGTCTCCGTCGTCTTGTCAGTTTCAAGACGGGCAAGCTCATCGTTTACCGCGCTGTCGTCAAAGGCTTGCGCCTCGATGAACTCAATCAGCTCCTCGGACAGCTCCGTTTCGGTAATGGTGCCAGCTTTGAGCTGTGCCGAAATGACGTTGTTCGTCGTGTCCACGTTGATATGCTCGCCGTCTGAACCTTCTATCACCGGCACCAAGTCGCCCAGCGGGATACGCTGTTCGTTGCCCTGCGGGTCGATGAAAATAAGCTCCTTGGTATCCGGGTCGTAATCGAGGGAGATTTCCGCTTTCGATATGTCGATATGCTCTTGCGTGTTGTCAGCGTAGGTAACTATGATCTCCGTCTGGTCTATGTTTACCTCCAGCGAGACAACATCGCGCCGGTCTATCTCAGCTTCGAGGTCGTCAAGCCGCCCTACTTCTTCGAAAGCGAACTTCATGTTGTTGCGGAGTGCCTGCAACCATGTTGTGATGTACTTATTGTTGATAGGCGCCAGCGTCCCGTCCGCCGCTTGGTCAAGCACCGCACGGAAGCCTATCTTACTGTCCGTCACGGCGTTTGCGGAAATCTCAGGCTCGGTGATGGGGCTTGCGGTAAAATCGCGGGGCGTCGGGACAACGAGGTCGGTTATCTGCGCCGCCGTGTGCGTGTGTACGGCGCGGCTGAACCCCGTATGACCTGACTGGTCGAACCCGAGGTTACTGAGCGCGGCATGATTGGTCGTTCCGCCTCCACCGCCGCCGCCCTCAGGCACATTCATCATCAGGCGCGCGTCGCGTATGCCGCCGCCCATCGGTTGTGCGGTCGGCCGGGGTTGTGTCTGCGGACGGGTGGGTGCGTTATTCTGCATTTGCCGCGCCACTTGGCGGCGGATATCGTTTCCGTTTGGCATTGTGGTTTCCTCCTATGCGTATTGCACACCGCGCCGACCGATGTCCTCCATCGCGTATCTCATCGCGTCGGGGATGTGCGAAAAATCATGCTGCGGCTTATTGACAATCTGCCCGGACTTTCTGTCCGTTTCCCATGCGTAGTTGCTCAGCGCGACGATGACATTCTGGCAGCGCGGGTGTACGATGATTTTGTAATCCTGCAATTTCTGTATGCCGCCGAGGACGCTCCCCGGGCCCTTCGCCGCACCTCTGATGCCGGACAGTCCCATCGTTTTCAGCTCGTTAATGGTTCGCGGGTCTTCGCTGTCAGCCATAATCTTGCAGGCTCGATAGCCTTTGGTAATCAGCGTATCTGCAATCAATTTGTTGTTCATCGTGCTTTGGTAAAATTCGTCATAGACGTATAAAACAAAATCCCCCGGCTTAAATCGCATCGCCACAAAAGCCGAAGGGTCGTTATACCCGAAGTCCAACCCGTACAGACCGCGATACTCCGTATTTTCGACAAGAGCGTCGATGTTGAAAGCCTCTTGCGTCCAGTTGGAGAAAATCAACCCCTCCGCGATACCCCATTCGCCATCACCCTCAATGGCGTACCGTCGCGGATTGTTCTGCCGCATTTTCTCAAACACGGCGATGTCGTCCGCCGGTAGAAATTCGTTTTGCTTGTACGTGGTGGTAATCGACAGCGTATCATCGTCGGTCAGGTCGAAGAACCGCCGCTTTATCCAGTGTTTGTCACTCCAAGGGTTCAGCGTCAGCGTGTGCTGCTTGAACAGCGGCGCGGGCAGCTCGCCGCGGATAGACATATCGACTTTGTCAAAATCGTCCTCGTTGGTAATCTGAAAGGCTTCCTCCCACCACACCCAGCACAGATGCCCGTCCGATACGGTGATGGACGTCAAGCTCTGCGGGTCATCCATCCCTCGAAACAGTATCTGCTGCCCGGACGGTTTATACGTCAGCGTCAGCTCCGATTTCGGAATATTCCACAGAGACGCGAAGCCCAGACGGTTAATCGCCCAAACAAGCTGCGCCCGCGTGCTGTCTTTATGGGTGTTCCAGTACCGACGCACAACCAGCAAATTCGGCTTGACTTTGTGACGATGCCAATAATACATCATGTGCCAGACAAACCATATCGCCGCGTTGCAAGACTTCTTACTCCCGCGCCCGCCTTTGTTGACGCGATACCGCTTCCGGCAATTCCAAAATGACCGATACCCCGAACCGATCATATCCGGCCAATGAATTTTGACGTCCATTTCCTAGAAATTCTTGAACCAATCAAAACCAATTCCATATTTCGCCATTATCAGTGACATTGCAAACTGCTCTATAAGAGTGTGCTCTACTTTGGCAAACCAAGCCTGTTCTAACGTGTGTGGCGCACAGGCAAAATCCAATTTCAAATGGCATAGTTCGTGAACCAAGGTTTTTTCATGGCTTATCTTTTTGATACGGCTTGCTGTGTCGTCGTTGTGTGGGGTAAGATATATTTTCGCGCATCTGGTTGCGGTATTGTATTCTATCTGCCAAGCTTGACGTTCTCCATCATCAATAATCGGCTCTGTTTCAAGAATTATCTTGATAATCCAGTCCGTCAAAAACAACCGTTCCTGCCATTCTCTCAGGCAGTCATACGCTTGCTCAATGTCCCTAAATTCTATAATCGGTTCTTTCATCGTCAATCCTCCAATTCATCCAACCCGCTCACGTGGATATTGATTTCCCCGTCCACGCTGACGTCATGCTTATCGCGCCACTGCTTCGAACGGCGATTTTTCAACCAGAATATCATTGCTGTGGTATCGCCAGACAGCGCTTTTTTGAACAACGCGTTTTCCACAGCATAGTCCGCAACTTCTTTGTTTCGCTTTAGGGTGTCTTTAATGACGCTATGATTGTTTTTCCAAGTGTTAAGCGTCTGCCGCCGAATACCCATGTTACGAGCAATCTGTTCTTCGGTCAACCCGTCCCGCGCCCATCCCGCAATCAGAACTAATCCCTCTTGCGTCAGCCAGTATTCATATTTTGGCTTTGCCATAAATCATCACCATTCCTAACCCCGTCTTGACCGGATTTACCTATTGCGTCTTATTGCGGCGTTTATTCGCCTTGTCTCAGCCGCCATTGCGCTTAATCCGCGTCTTTCTCTGTTCAATGTGTTTCTCCACCGCTCTATTTCACGCTGGCGCGGTCGTTCTCTGGCTTGTTCTGATTCTATGAGCCTCTCCGTGAGATTGAGTGCTGCTTGCCATTGCTGCTCATTGTACTGTGAAATCTGCCGCGCCCTCGTTAGGTCTGATATGCTACCGCTTTGAATTGCTTGGTTGATAAACTGCTTTACTTCGCTAATGCTATAGTCATGCACTATCGGTAAAGATGTTCCTTGACTTATCCTGCTTGAAATATCATCTCTTCTTATGACGACAATCCCGCTGCTCGTGTCACCCACGTTTACCACCTCACAGGAGGAATAACCTCAAAATTAAAATGCTTGCGCAGCTCCCGTTCATCGGCGGGTGAGCACTTGATGAAAATTTTCGTCGGCTCCAGCCGGTCTATGATTTTCAGAAATTCCGTAAGCCGCTCCTGCTTCATCCCGTTTTTATTCACCCACGACCGCGCAATCTGTGTCCCATTCGGAATGCCGTATAGGCTCCACGGTTGCGGGTCGAGCAAATCCCATGTCACGCATGATACGATATTCACGCCGTTGTCTTGCCAGTATTTGGCGCACCATTGGCGGCGGTAATGGTTCCACAACTGCTGCGCTTTCGGCATATCGGTGTACACCGAAAAATCCGGCGTCACAACGGCGCGGCAGTTCCTCAAAAAATCGAGATGCTTGTCCGGTTTTTCCCAAATGCTCTTAAATTGAAAATCTTCGATGAAGAAATGGACGCCCATATTTTCCGGGTCGCCGATGTATTTTGATTTGTCCCAAAAGCTAATCCATTCAATACCGTACAAATTTTCCGTCATCGGCTCGGTCTCTGGGATGCCCCATTCGTTACCGCCGGGCGCGTTCATGTGAAATAAGTTGTCAAGCCCGCGAGCGCGTTTTTGCTGATAGTCCGGCATATATTCTATTGGATGCTTTTCTTTTTCCGCGCCGTCATCCTCCGGCTCATCAAACCCCAAATCAAAATCCGGCAAGCTGAAATCCAGTTCAAAATCATCCATACGCCCACCCGCTTTCCGCAAAGCAAAACCGCCCTGCCAAACAGGACGGTCACTTTTTCACAATGCCATTATAACACAGAATAAACTGCAATTTACTGCAATCTTTTTGGTATTATATGGTTAAGCTCGTTCATCCTCCGAAATCTTATCCCGCAGCCACGCTACCAGCGTCTTGTCGATGCGGCGCAGTATGGCTTTGAGCTTGTCGTGCTCTTCGGGCGTAATCCTGACGCTAATCTGGTAGTACTTTTTCTTCGCCCACGCGGCTTCTCGGTCGTAGTGTCGGTGCATCAATCGTCTCCATCTTCGTCGCACTGTGCGGCATGTCGCTCCAAATCACGAAGAGCATCAATAAACGAGCTTGAAATCTTGCCCGGAAGTCCGGTTGCTGCAAAAATCTGGTCTGGGTCACGTGGAGCTTTAGCCGTGTAAAACTCCGCTGTGAGCAAAATCCTCTCGGTAAACGTCATGCTATTCCCGCCTCTCTCAAAATTTTTCTTGAATCCCAAGGGCTGAGCGCTGTACAGGGTTCCCGGCTCTTTTAATCAATTTTCCGAAGGCGCTTCCGCCCGGCTCACGATAGCTTTTGCTTGGAACACCGATATAAACCCTGCCTTCTCTTTGCGCCCGCATAGTGGCTGCGGACACCCGGAGCATCTCGACAAAATCGTCTTTGTTGATACCGTAATCAACGTACTCTTTAAGGCTTGTCATGGTAATCCTCCCTTTCTGCCGGGATTGGCCGCCCGGCTCGGCGCTGATGGGTGTTAGATTCTTATAGATTCTATAAAGTTCGGCGCGGTGATTGTTTCGGCGCTGGTGATGTTTGTTTCGATGTATTCGTCAAATACGTTTTCAAGTGTTCCACGCGGCTTGCTGTAAAAGATTTCCTTTGCCTGTGAGTAGGTGACAAGTTCTCCGGTTATCTTATCCGCTAAATAAAATGCCCTTAACGTTTTGTTGACCTCCTGTTTTTTGGGTTGTGGTTTTCTGGGGTGGCTGTGCGCGCTGTTGTACTTACAAGGAGCTTTCAAAAGCTAAATATTCAGATTCGTCCAGTCGGGATTCCAACTCACTAAGTACGAAGCAGAAAATTACCGTTGAGTGCGCCGAGTCATCATTTACTAGCTTTTGAGCCATTTCTTTCAGATGGCAGGTTGTTTTGGACTGCAAAAAGGCTACCATTTCGTCTTTGAGGCCGTTTTTTTGAGTAGTCATCGTTTTTTCCTCCCGTGTCCGGCGCCTTTTCGCGCCCGCAACGCTTTATCTGTCTTTTGTTGTGGTGTTCCGGCTCTGCCGGGATTGGCCGCCCGGCTCGGCGCTGATGGGTTGCGCGGTTAGCTTTCTAGGCGTTTTTTAGTTTCGGCTCTTATCTTGACAGCCGCCTCCGATTCGTGCCAGCTTCTTGAAATTGGAGACAACAGCCATGCGCTTAATGTGTGTTCTTCGCTGACACATCCTTCGGCTATTTTGCCGTCGTTCCAGCGCCTATACGGATTGTCGATAGGCTGTCCGCAAGTAGTACAAAGTGTTTTTGAGCATTCTAGCGTGATTTTCATTTGGTTGCCCTCCCGTGTCCGGCGGCTTCTCCCGCCCGCAACCTCTATCCGTTTACAGTATAGCATACTGCTAGCAGTATGTCAACACCTTTTTTCAAAAAAAAATAAAAATTTTTTTCCGCGTCAAAACGCCATCCGCAACTGCGCCCGCTCTGCTTCCAACCGCTCATTGGCGGCGGCGTGATAGTCTGCGTCCAGGTCAAAGCCGATGAACTCAAAGCCCGCGTTGTGGTATAATTTATTCAGCTCCAGCATTATCCCGCGCCCCTCTCCCAATCTTTCGCAAAGCGTTCCCGTGGATGTAATGTATTTGCCTCACGCTGTAACCAACCTCGTCCGCTACCTGTTCCCATCGCTTGCCCTCGATGTAGTACGCCCGAATTAACACCCGTTCCTGAGCGGGCAGACCATCTATCGACGTCTCTATTCGCACCAGCATGTCGGCGGATTTTTTAAGACGCGGCAACAGCTTTTCATCTACTTCGGACAATTTATCCATGATGCCCGGCAGCGGGTCATGCCCCGATGATGTTTTTATTTGCCCCATAGACCGCACACAATTTTCCGCGATGGAACGCAGCCGCGTTTTTTCGTCGTTAAGCTGCCCCAGCTCCGTCTTGAGGCTCCGATATTCGCGCAATTCATCTTTCGTCACTTGACACGCCCCCCAATATGTGGTATACTGTGATTGTAGGTCTCACAGCAACGGTGGGGGTCGCCTCTTATGGGGCGGCTTTCGCTTTCATGCGCGGGTTTCCTTCTTTTTCGGCCTGTTTGAGATTTCAGCGGCGCTTCTCCTCTTTCCGACTTCCTCAATTTTGTTGATAATCATTTCGCCAAGCGGCTTTATGCTCTCGACGATGGACGCGACATTTTCCCCCGCCGTCGGTTGTGGTGGATATAGCCGATTGAAAACATCGCTGAACAGCTCCGGCGTTTTTTCGACATTGCATTTTTCCGCAAGACCGATTATTTTCTCAAATTCGTCAGCCTGCGTGTATGGCATCATGCGCTCCGTGGTAAGTCCTTGTGGCATCGGCATCGCACCGCGACTTAGTTCATAACCTCTTTCAAACATTTTCATTACCTCACTTTTTCATTTTTCAATTTCGCAAGACTACGCTATTTTAATTTAACGCTCACCCCCAAATTTCATTTTTTCAAAAAACATGGTCATTCCTCCTTCCACAACAACCGCTGCCCGCAGTTCCCGCAAAAGTTCGTTCTGCCCACGTCATAAAACGCCACATTGCAGGTCGGGCAACGGGAATCCCCGACAAGGGTTCGTTCTTTTTTGAGCGGCTTCGCGGTGTCGCGCTCAAAAAGTTCCGTGACATGCTTCTCTGCTTCAAGAAAACGCTCAGACGGCACTAATCCGGGCGACGTACAGTTCGCACAACATCCGGTTCGTATGTCCGTCGCGCTTTGTCCGCAAATGAAGCATTTTTCATCGCTGTGTATTCTCATTTTGAGCTACCATCCTTTCGTTCTCTCTCGCTTTTTATTTTTTTGCCAAGCAAGTCCGGTATCATCCCAATCAAGCGCATAGCACCTATAATCACGAAAAATGGAGCAGAAAACGGCCACATAAGCCCAATAAGCACAATCCCATAATCATCATCCTCGTCTTCTGCAAACCCCCACCTAATAATGCAGGATGTCACCACAGTCATCACAACATAAATGATACTAATCGTCACCACGTTCACAATCCACACCTCCCCATCGTCAATCTTGGCAATCCGGGCATACGTCAATCCACTCCCCATCTGCTTTGCGCGATTTCCATCCGTTTTCTTTTTTGTGGTCAACCACGTCGTTAAAATCGTCGGAGGAATACGGAACCTCCCAGCACACATCGCACACCAGCGCGTAGCCGCCTCCATCGGGCAGTTTGTCAATCGCCATTTGAATCACCTCCGGCAATTTTTGATAATATTTCTGAACATTCGCACATCCATTGACTTACGGTCGGCAAGCATTTTCTGACACTCTCGTCACACCGCCAAACCATCAGCGAAAATAATACCTGTTCTTGAAATCTGCAAAACGCTTGTTTTCTGGCGAGGTTTTCCAGCTCGACGGTGCAATCCTTGATTTCTCTCTCATACTCGTTGATTTCCTTTGTCTCTTCTTTGTGCTTATGTGGAAATTCTTCGATAGGCGCAGATTCCGGCTTTTTTCTTTGACCCATTAACGCATCAACGGATATTCCGCGCAAATAAACGCTGTCTATTCTTTTTGCACTCGCTCCTCTGTCAAGCCTACCGCGAATGAACTCCCTTGCGCGTTCCATCTCAACCGTTTTCCATTGTCCGAATGATGATTTTATCTGAATCGCCATTTGTCTCACCTCTTCCAATCCGGGGCCCGGAAGCATACCCGGGCCCCATCGTTCCGGGTCATCCGCGTTTCGGCTCATACGCCCCGCATTCGCTCTTGGTGTCCTTTGACACATACGCACGCCCCCAGCGATTACAACGTACCAGCCCGGTCAGCTTGAAGACTTGCGATTGGTCGTCTTCTTTTTCGCGCTGGTAAAGTATGACCGCCTTTTTACACTTCCTGCACTCAATCAATTTTCTCACCTCCTACCTTCGGCCACTGCCGCACTCGCAGCAGTTCCGGGATTTCCCTCTTGCCGCTCATCTGCTTCATAAAAAATGGCACCCGCTGCATCGCGCACTCCGCCATGAGATTGAACGCCCATGCGGTTTCCATCGGGCGGGGATTCTGCCCGCTCTCGCCGCCGCAGATAACCCAGTCGATACCGT